TAGTAACCCTAGTTGCTCCGCCTAAGACTGGTAAGTCCCAGATTGCTTTGCAGGTTGCTGCCAACGTGCACGCATCAGGCAAGGTTCCTATGTTCCAGTCTTTCGAGATGAACAACCATGAACAGACTCAGCGATTCATCGGCCTAAGCGCCAAAGTATCCGCCAAGCGTCTGCGACTGGGTAAGTTGAATGCTGCCGAAGAAGACCGCATGATTGACTTCCTCGACTCATTGAAGACCTCACACCCATTCCACTTTGTCGACGCCGTAAACGGTCTGACCATCGACTCGCTACTTGCCAAGGCAGAACAGCTGAAGCCAGACATCCTATTCATTGACGGTGTGTACTTGATGATGGACCAGGTCACTGGTGACGCCAACACCCCACAGGCTTTGACTAACATCACCCGTGGCTTGAAGCGTGTAGCACAGCGCCTAGGCATCCCAGTGGTTATCACTACCCAGACTCTTCTTTGGAAGATGAAGGGCGGCAAGGTTTCTGCTGACTCTATCGGTTACTCGTCATCATTCTTCCAGGACTCGGATGTCATTCTTGGTCTAGAGCCAATCGAAGAAGACGACAAGACCCGCCTGCTCAAGATTGTTCAGTCACGTACCGCACCTCCGTCTGAAATCTCAATCACTTGGAACTGGGATACTGGATGCTTCCACGACGAGGACAAGGCAACCTCGTGCAAGTTCTGTGCAGCAGGTTGGATGAGCACCCCATGATGCTAGATGTTGGAGTTGTCCTAGACAACCTTGGGATTGAGTATCTGGAACAGGGCCACGAACTATCGGGCCTATGCCCTATGCACGAAAAGCGCACAGGCAAGATTGACCGCAATCCATCGTGGTTCATCAACCAGGATACTGGTCAGCACATTTGCTTCTCTTGCGGTTACAAGGGCAACCTTGTCCGCTTAGTAGTTGACGTCAAGGAGTTCTACCTAAAGAACTGGGGCGGAATAGAAGAGCCTGACTTCGACGCAGCTCGCGCATGGCTCGACTCTGTATCGGACGTCAGTCCCGAGGACATGCTGCGCATGCTTCAAGAACTCCCTGGCTATGTCCGACAGGCCCCGAAGCCAGTACACATGTCGGATGCTCGTCTTGCAGTTTTTGTAGAACCTCCTACAGAGGCGCTTGAGAGCCGTAAGCTAACCCGCGCAGCCGCTGAGTCCTACAGCATTCTCTGGGATGAGTCCGAGAAGCGCTGGGTACTTCCGCTACGCGACCCTCACTTCAAGCGCCTAATGGGCTGGCAGGAGAAGGGCACCCTAGACCGTTACTTTAAGAATCGCCCAGCTGGACTACAGAAGTCTAAGACCTTGTTTGGAATAGAGAACCAGAATGAATCCATGGTCGTTGTTGTTGAGTCTCCTCTGGATTGTGTTCGCATTGCTAGTGCTGGCATTCCTGGTGCTGTTGCTATTTGCGGCTCTTCCGTCTCCGATGAGCAAATCAAGCTCCTCCGATACTCAGACAAAATCGTCGCCGCGTTCGACAACCCGAACCTAGATGCTGCAGGAAAGAAGGCTTCAGCCGAACTCCGCAAGCTGGCTAGTCAATACGGCATGAATCTTTACTTTTTCAACTATGGAGAATCGGGTAAGAAAGACCCAGGCGACATGACCGATGATGAGATAAAATGGGGTATCGACCACGCCATCTCGTCAATCTACGGAGAATCAGCCTATGTTCAAGGGGACGCTAAAGCCCTATCAAGTTGAGGCTGTTGACCGTATGGTCTCCAGTAGACAGATGCTTGTAGCCTATGAAATGGGTTTGGGTAAAACCCCAATGACCATTGCGGCTATCGAAGGCCTGAGGGAGCAGGGGCTAGTAACCAAGCCAGTCCTTGTTCTCTGTTTGGCTTCCCTAAAGTACCAGTGGCAAAAAGAAGTTCAGAAGTTTACCGATAGGACTGCCACCGTCATTGACGGAACTCCTAAGAAACGCGCTGAGCAATACGCTGAGTCCTCCAAGTTCGATTACGTCGTCATGAACTACGAGCAGGTAGTTGGGGATTGGGACACTCTGAAGAACATGTCGTTCAGCGGCATCATCTGCGATGAAGCTACGGCCATCAAAGGCTTTAGGGCCAAGCGTGCCAAGAAGGTAAAAGAGCTAGCCAAGAACATTGAGGTTAGGTTCGCGCTTACTGGCACCCCGATTGAGAACGGGCGTCCTGAGGAGATTTTCTCCATCATGCAGTTTGTCAATAAAGACGCTCTAGGACGTTTCGACCTATTCGACAAAACCTTTATCGTCCGTAACCACTTCGGCGGCGTCCAACGGTATCGTAACCTTCCACTACTACATGAGACTTTGGTCAAGCACAGTGTCCGAAAGTCACAAACCGATGAAGACGTCAAGCCATACCTACCTGACGCAACTTACCGCGAGCCACTGCTGATTCCGTTGGATAAAGCCTCGAAGCATGTCTACGACTACATTGCTAAAGACCTGCATTCGCTACTCCAGGAAGCCAGCGCCATGTTTGGAAGTAACTTCAATCTAGCTGCGCACTACGGGCAAACTTGGCAAGCCGATGACCCCGCTAACGAACTGCGTGGTCAGGTTATGAGCCGCATCACTGCACTTAGGATGCTGTGCTCTGGCCCACACTTGTTGCAGGCCAGTGCAAAGAACTTCGAGAACCAAACAGGAAAAGGCAGCGCCTACATTCACTCGCTTGGAGACCTACTTGACGGGCTGCACAAAACCCCTAAGATGGACGCAGTACAGAAGTATTTGAAAGACCACCTTGACATCGACGATAGCTACAAGGCGGTAGTGTTTACTTCATACGTACAGTCAGTTCACGACATCGTGGATGGGCTAAAGGCCGCGGGCTTTGATGCTCGTGCGTACACAGGAGAGATGAATGCTAAAGAAAAAGAAGCAGCAAAAGTCGATTTCCAGACTAGTTCCAAAGTACGAGTCCTTGTCAGCTCTGACGCAGGAGGCTACGGTGTTGACCTTCCCCAAGCGAACCTCCTCGTCAACTACGACCAGCCATGGAGTGCAGGTCTCGCAGTCCAACGCAACGGCCGAATCAATCGTGCTTCCAGTACATGGCCCAGTATTACGATTCAAGATGTCCTCGTTCTGGGGTCAATCGAACAGCGACAGTACGACACGCTGAAACAAAAGTCCAACATAGCTGATGCTATTCTTGACGGCGAGGGTATAAACTCCAAAGGAGGGGTTGACCTCACAGTCGGAAGTCTGATAGATTTCTTGACTAACAAACTAATCTAGGAGAGCGAAATGGCGAGAGCAGCCGAAGAAGCCCGAGAGTTCGACAACCCAAACGAACTCACCACACAGGTACGCGAGTACGCACAGCTAAAAGCAACCACTAGCCTTTTGGAAGAACGCCAGAAGCAGCTTCGTGGAACCCTATTCGAACACCTCGACACTGAGGGAGAAATCGATGACAAGGGCAACATTTTCTTAGAACTGCCAGAACCAGTTGACGGCATTGTTCGTATCGAGAAGCAGCGCCGCACCAGCCGCAAGGTAGATGAAGTTGCTGCTGAGGAGATTCTTGTAGAAGACCTAGAAGAAATCTTTGATACCGTCAAGGTTGTAAATGAAGACAAGTTGATGGCCGCTTTCTACGAAGGAAAGCTTGACGAGAACGACCTCGAGCGTATCTTCCCTGCGACTGTGACTTGGGCTCTTACTACCAAGAAGAAGTAACTCATGCCAGGAATGCGCAGCGAGAAAGAGATTCTCGAAGCTTTTGCAAACTTGGATAAGGTTCCAGGGTCAAAGCAAGAGCGTAAGCCAGAAACCCCAAAGGCTGTTGCAAGACGCAAGCAGGTTATGGGAGAATCAAACGGTTGGGATGCAAACCCAATCATCAAAATCTTCAAGGGAGTAGAGACAGAGCTTTTCACGGTTGGCGCACTAGCGCAGGCTTTAGAAAAGAAGATTGTCACTATTCGCTTGTGGGAACGGAAGGGCTACATCCCTGCAGCTCCGTTCCGTCTACGTTCCAAAGAACTAAACGGTAAGAAAGTAAATGGAAATCGTGTTTACACACGAGAACTTATTGAAATCGCACTACAAGAGTTCGCGGCGCGTGGACTTCTCGGTTCCGCTCGTGTAGAATGGAATCAGCTAGAAGATTTGACTGAGGCGATTACCCGCCGATGGAGAGCTTCTGTGCAGACCGATTGAGAGCCAACTGGCCTCATGACCAAAGAGAGTCGTAAGACCTCAAGACCGAAAGATGAATCATGGTAAATGCACCAGCAGTAGACGCTGATACTTACTTCGAAGAAGACAGCGAAGACATCACCCCGAAGCACGGCACCACTGTTCAGGCAGGTTGGGGAGCCGCAGCTGCTCTCCTAACCAAGAAGAAGGATGGGGACTACCCAACTGACTTCAAGTTCACTGAGCAGACCCAGCTAGTTCGCTTCCTAGAAGACGGTCCTTTCGATGTTTACGCATCGCACTGGATTGAGCGCGAAGGCAAGAAGTCATTTGTTTGCCTACAGACCCCACGTATTGGTGAGGACTGCCCACTATGCGACATTGCAGGCGACAAGCCACGCAACAAGTTTGCATTCAACGTTGTTGTGCTCAGCGATGAGCAGGGCGACGAGCCAACCGTGCAGATTCTTACTGCACCTCCAACCTTTGCCCGCCAGTTAATGGCTGTTCACGAGGACCCTCGTCGTGGACCATTGACTAAGTTCTATTGGGCAATCTCTCGTCAGGGCTCAGGACCTCAGACCCAGTACACACTGGACCGTGTGAAGGCTTCTGACCTTGCTGAAGAGTGGGACCTAGACCCAGAAGCAGTTGAGACCTCTATCCAGGGCGTCGAGCTCTACGACGCATCAACTACTTTCGTAACTAAGCGTGAAGAGCTTTTGCCGATTGCACGCGCACTAGTTAGCTAGTCTCACCACCCCCCAGGGGGGCTGCAGTTACGCGACTTGCTGCAGTCCCCCTTTCATCATCTTTAGAGGGACACCATGAACATCATCACCACAGTTGAGCAACTGCAGGAGTTTGTTACCGCATACTCAAAGGTCGACGCATTCGCGTTTGACGTAGAAACAATCGGCGATAACCGCCTATACCCAGTCATCAACGATGTCTGTTGGATTTCATTCGCCACTGACGGACGTGTAGACGTCATCCCTATGGGACACCCAAACGGCGAGTTCGAGGGCTGGAAGAAGCCCCTACTACTTGAAGGCCAGCGCCGTCTCGCTGCTGGTAAAGAAATCACTGACGCTCACTACTCCAAGGCAGAGAGCAAGTGGGAGCCTATCTTTGGCGAAGCCCCAAAGCAGTTGACTCCAGGAGCAGTCTTCGCAGCAATCAAGCCAATCCTTTTTGGCCCTGCACTCAAGGTTGCTCACAACGCAAAGTTTGACCTAACATCCATCGCTAAGTACTACGGAAAGCAGGTTCCTGCTAAACCGTACTTCGATACCATGATGGCTGGGTTCGTAATCAACAACCTAAACCGTCGCACTCTAAAGCTCAAAGACTCTGTCAAGCGTGAGCTAGGAGTCGACATGGAAAAAGGTATCGGAGAGAACGTCGCACTACACTCATTCACCGACGTAGCTAACTACTCTGGTATCGACTCTGCGCTTACCTGGGACCTCTACAAGGCACTAGCCCCAAAGATTCAGGGAAACCTGAAGAAGGTCTGGAAGCTTGAGATGGACGTCATGCTAGCGGTTTGTGACATGGAACTTGCAGGCGCTTACATTGACCAAGCCCAGTTGAGCATTATTGCGGAGCAAATCGAGAAAGACAAGATTGCTGCCGAGGCTCAGGTGTACAAGGTTGCAGGCAAAGCGTTCTCAATCAACTCTGTTCAAGAGAAGCAGAAGGTCTTGTTCACTCCGCAAGAGGAGGGTGGCAAGCCCCGTATTGTCCCTAACGTCAAGTTCAAGGCAGCCCTGACACCAAAGGGTCACGAGGCTAACCGTGCAGGACAAGAGCTAAACGAGTCCCACTACTCAGTGTCTTCAGAAGCCTTGGAGTTCTACCGCGGTAAGGACGAACTAGTTGACGCTCTGTTGGAGTACCAAGACTTAAATAAGCTAATGACTACCTACGTAACCCCATACACTGGCGGTACCGTCAAGCGAGTTACCAATGGCAAGGAGACCTTCTCTGAGCGTAAGTCTCTACTTATCAAGGGCCGTGTGCACACTAACTTCAAGAGCCACGGCGCTGAGACTGGTCGTTTCTCATCAAGTGAGCCAAACCTACAGAACATCCCGTCATCAGGTGACTACGGAAAGTTGATTCGTAACCTATTCGTTGCCCCTCCAGGCTACAAGTTGGTAGTCGCTGACTACTCTCAGATTGAGCCACGAGTCATCGCATCGTTCTCGCAAGACCCATTGCTAGTGAACAACTACCTAACTGGCGGAGACATCTACACCACCATCGGTGACCGCATGGGCGTGAACCGCAAGGCAGGTAAGGTTCTCGTACTAGCTATCTCCTACGGTGTAGGACCTGACAAGATTGCTGCGTCCATTGGATGTACTGTCAAGGAAGCCAAGGACCTACTGACTCGTTTCGAGAAGGAGTTCTCCTCGATTGCTAAGTACAAGGCAAAGGTTGTTCGCCTAGCCAAGCAGTCTGGGCCTATACCTTTTGTAGAGACAACCTTTGGTCGTCGTCGCTACATTCCTGACCTACTAAGCAAGGAAAAGGGCCTACTAGCCCGCGCTGAGCGCCAAGCGTTCAACACTGTGATTCAGGGCTCTGCCGCTGACATCATGAAGTTGGCCTTGATTCGTGCACACTCCTGCTTTACCGATGAGCCAAACATCAATGTAATCCTTACTGTTCATGACGAACTCGTGACTTTATGCCCAGAAGAAATGGCTGACGACACGGCGCGTGCCATCCGCGAATCTATGGAAGGCATTAGACTGAAGGAGATAACTGTGCCTCTCCTTGCTGAGGTCAACATCGTCGATAAATGGGGAGAAGCTAAGTAATGTTTCGTAAAAAGCGCCCAAAGGGCATCTCAATAGCTGAGATTAGCTCACGCCTACGCGGGTTTATTCTGGATTCTCAGATTCCTGAGGCACATGAGCTTGCCGTTATTCTTGGGTGCTCCCCAATCAGCGATGAGATTGCTGAAAAGGAAGAAGACGAAAGCGACCGCAGAGTAGACGAAATCAGCATGCTGACTCCTATCCTGTACGCATTCGCACACGCGCTCGCGGAGGCATCTATTGAGCATCAGAAGACTGCTCTAAAGGGAGCCGAAAAGATTCCTGATGAAGTGTGGATGCACAGCCGTAGACTTATCGAGCAAGTTTCTATCTCTGTTTTAGTAGGCGCAGTGGCGCAGCTAGTGGACATGAAACTACTTACAGTACCAAAGAAGTTAAGGAGTATCTTCAGTGAGTAACGCAGACTGGTGGGCCAACAAGCTGGCTCAAACACAGGCTCAGGCACCAGTAGGTCGTCCTACAGGACTTCCTCCTATGCCTCCTTCACAGCAGCCGATGCAGGCGATGCCTTCCTTTCAACCCATTTCTTCGCAAGCGCCCCAAGCGCCTGCTGCGCAGAGCGCTCAACAGACTTCTCGCTGTCCTGAATGCGGTTCTGGGAACTACATGGCGGTTGCCAATGCAGCACCCCGCTGCTATGACTGCGGGTATCCTATCTCGCAGTCGGGGAGCCGATACGGAAGCCTAACAGGCGCACACGTAGAGGGCGCTACCAAGTCAGCTACAGGTAACGACGTCTCCAATAACTGGAGCCCAGTACCTCCTGGATACAGTGCTGACGGACGCAAACTCTAATAGAAGGAAGCACTAATGGCTATCAACTCAGACGCAGCAAAAGTAATGGCTGCCATCAACAAACGATTCGGAGATAACGTTGTCGTACTCGGAGAAAACATCCGCTCAGGACTTATCCAGCGAATCACAACTGGCTCTACTACGTTCGATTACGTCCTTGGGGGCGGGTTCCCAAGTAACCAGTGGAATGAACTTATTGGTGAACCTTCACATGGTAAAACCGCCATCGCCCTCAAAACCATCGCAGCCAATCAAGCGAAAGACCCGAACCACACGACAGTCTGGGTAGCCGCGGAGCAATGGGTTCCAGAGTACGCAGAGATGTGTGGCGTGGATACTAGTCGTGTAATCGTTATCGAAACCAACATCATGGAGGAAGCGTATGACGCGGTTATTGCTTTTGCTGAATCAAAGTCAGTCGACGCTATTGTTATTGACTCTCTTCCTGCCCTAGTTCCAGGTCCTGAGAACGAGAAGAACATGGACGAGATGACTGTAGGACGTGGAGCCCTACTCACTAACAAGTTCTTCCGCAAGGCGGGGGCCGCAATGAAGCGCTCCCTAATCGAGGACGAGCGACCAATCCTAGGTATTGTAATCAACCAGTACCGTATGAAGATTGGCGTAATGCACGGCGACCCACGCACTACTCCTGGCGGTGAAGGTAAGAACTACGCATTCTTCACACGCTCAGAGGTTCGCCGCGATGAGTGGATTGAGGCTGGTACAGGCACCAACAAGGTTCGTGTAGGACAGCGTGTAAAGATTCGTGTAATCAAGAACAAGACTGCTCCACCGCAGCAGGTTGCTTACATCGACTTCTACTTCATGGACCACAGCATCTACTCTGCAGGTGATTACGACTTGGCTAAGGAAATCTGTGCCATGGTAATCGTTAAGGGTATTGTTGACCGTAAGGGTGGCTGGATTTATTACGGTGACCGCAAATGGCAGGGACAAGAGGCACTAGCCAACTCACTACGTGAAGAGGTAGACTTCTTAGAAGAACTACGTGCAAAAGTACTAGATACACCAACAACCTTCGGAGAGGCCGCTGATGAGTAACCCAGAGTTCACAGTAAATGACCCTGAGTGGTCAATGCAGTTAGAGTCAGAGTACGAAGAGTACATCTGGGACTGCGAAGAGCACATCGATTATGACCCAGACGATGAGCGACTAGACACTCAGCCTAACCCAACTCTCTCAGGAGAACCTTTCTGCGGTTGCCAAACTTGCTATACCCGTGAACAGCTCTTCTTCTTAGTACCTCGCATTATCAAGGCGTACAAAGAAGGAAAGATTTCCATTGAAGAGTGAAGGCCAGAAGCAGAGTCAGAAGCATGAAAAACGAATCGCTAAAGCTATCGGAGGCTCTACCACAGCCGCCTCAGGAGCCTTCTGGAGCCGCAAAGGCGACGTCAGAAGCGACGGGCTACTGGTCGAGCATAAATGGACAGGCAAGAAAACCAAAACCATTTCAGCTGCTGAACTGGAAAAGATTACCCTCGAAGCAGTAATGGATGGGCGACTACCTGTATTTGGTATTCACCTAAACGGAGAAGACTACGTCATACTCCTAGAAACTGATTTCCTGGAGTTATGGAACAAGATTGAACAGTAACGAAGGCCACTGGAATGAACGGGCTCGATGCAATGCCGTCGAGAACCCTGACATTTTCTTTCCTCCGAGAGATAAGCTCCTTTACTCTCAGATAGCCACGCAAGCAAAGAAGTACTGCTTTGGGGAGAACGGCACCAGCCATTGCCCTGTTCGTGCAGCCTGTCTATGGGATGCGATAAGCAAAGACGAGCAACACGGAATCTGGGGCGGCATGTCGCACCGAGAACGCAACGCTTTAGTGCGAAAATGGGAACGTAAGTACAAGAAGAGTATGACTCTTGAAGAGTACATTTTTAGTTTGGAGAAAAGACCTTATGGCAAGTAAGAGCGACCTATCACGTTTCTTTGAGACAAAGAAGTCCGAGAAGCGTATCTTGGGTCACGTTGAGCGAATGATTCTTGCACGCCCAGCGGGAGACCGCAGCACTACAGTTATCCACCCATCGGAAGTAATCAAGCGAGACTTCTGTCGTCGCCAGTCGTACTTCCTATTGAGTGGTGTAACCAAGATTGCAGAGAAGATTCCACTACGTCTTCAAAACATCTTTGATGAAGGCCACATGATTCACGCCAAGTGGCAGGCGTACTTCCAAGAACTAGGTGTCCTACACGGACAGTTCAAGTGCGATGTGTGTGACAAGATGACTTGGGGCACCTCACCAGAAGCCTGCGAACACTGTGGTGCAGGCAAGCACAAGTTAGTGTACGCAGAAGTCACTCTGTCTCATGACCCTCTACGAATCAAGGGCCACACTGACGGCTGGGTACGCGGTATCGATAAAGACGTGTTGATTGAAATCAAGTCTGTAGGACCTGGAACTATCCGCTCAGAGGCCCCTCAGCTCATGCAGGAGGCCGATGGAGACTTCATGAAGGCGTGGAAGAACATCCGTCGCCCATTTAGCCCACACATCCTACAGGGGCAGATGTACCTAGAGCTCATGCACCGCATGGGACACACCAACGAAGATGGCTCTCCAATCGACGAGATTGTGTTCATCTACGAACTCAAGGCCGACCAGGACTTCAAGGAGTTCACCATCAAGCGTGACTTTGAACTGGTTCGCCATGTATTTGAGAACTGTGAAAAGGTAGTGACAGCCGTTGATGCAGGTATCGAGCCAGAGTGTAACAACAACCCAGGCGGTACCTGTAAGTACTGTGCAGCATACGCACCATTCTAATAAGGAGAACCATGAGCGCATTAGAAAGATTTGAAGGATGGGGACTCCATTTCAGCAAGCCAAGCGAAGAGCAAGTTCACTTGCCCGCAGACATCACTGCTATTCACTCGGAGGAACTAGGGGCTTTGTTCACTCGCCTTACTGCGTGGACAGATTACATTGCGTCACAACTAACCATGGCGCAGTTAGAGGAACGAGCCGCGCAGAAGAAGCTCGACTTTACCGAGAACACTATGTTGGTTCGCCGTATGGGGGCTCAGGTCAAGGGGGAACGCATCACTGCCGTAAAGGCGGAAATCTCTGTAGACGACACCGTAGTCGAACTAAGCGACATTTACGAGGAGAAGTACGCCTACCGCAAGCTGGTGGAGATGCTGCTCAACAACCACGAGCGCGACTTGGCGCTAGTTAGCCGCGAGATTACTCGACGTTCTAATGATTCTCGTGCAACACGCAAGGAGTATGGCGTCTAATGGGCGTTCTCTTTGTAATCTTATTTGTAACATTCCTTTTGATAATCAACTCGATTTGGGGTCACCACCGATGAGCATCACCGTTTACAGCAACCCTTCATGCGTCCAGTGTGAAATGACTAAGAAGCAGTTTGATAAAGCTGGAGTTGAGTATGAGTCAAAGATGATTCAGGACAGTCCAGAAGTTCTAGCTTTGATTGAAGAGAAGGGCTACAAAGCAGCCCCTGTAGTCGTCACTGAGTCAACCAGCTGGTCTGGTTTTCAGCCGAACCACATCACTGACGCTATCCACGCCTACAAGGCAGGTACACGCTAATGCCAGGAAACGCTAAGAAGCTCGCCGCACGCCTAATCCAGCCAGGTCATGACACCAGCTTCAAGAAGACTGAGAAGGCACTGTTTATCGCTCTGACGATGATTCTTCCAGAGTCAGACTGGACGGTAGAAGAGCATCCACGAGACCTGACCAAGATTATTGACGGTAAGTACGGAATCGTCCCAGACGTGGTCATCCGACACAAGGCCAGTGGTCGTGTCATGTACTTTGAGGCTAAGAAGCAGGGTGATTCAGGCAATGCCGATGAGCGTGCCTGCCGTCACCACACAGTGGCCTTTTACAAGCTAATCAAAGACACGTTGAAGCTGAAGTATCACCCTTTCGTTACCGTGTTCTGCGATGCACTGTCTACCAACCCTCGCTATACAGTCAAGCACCCAGCGTTCTTTGAAGAAGGCAACTACCTGGCCTGGGAAAAGTATGACCTAGTAGTTCTATACGATTTCCTAATCAAGCACGTAGTGCCTGTACTTGCAAAGGGTAAGAAGTGATTATTGGTCTATCAGGCTACGCCCGCTCAGGTAAAGACACCGTAG